AAGGAGGAAAAGGGATTATCTAAGTTAGAATTATGAATTTCATCAATAAAATTATATATGTATGGTAAAGAAATCTCACCAATTTCTGTATTCGCCACATAGTCTTCGTATTCTTCTACGTAATAAGAGTATGATGAGGCAAGCTGGTGAGAGGGCGAGAACTGGTTCAAGACGCTGCCCATGCCGTTTGCGCCTTGTACCGCCATTTGTGGACTTGTTGGTATCATTTGCTTAAAAGAATAATCATAATACCTTGTATTAAAAAACGCTTTTGTTAATAAACCATCTTGGCCAAATGGTATTAGTTCTGTACCGCCGGCGAGCATCACCGGAATCAAAGGATCTGTTCCATCTGGCCCGGTGCCAAACAAAAGCTTGGTCCACATTCCTAATGTCCTGCCGGCTTTGTCTCTAGGCGGGCCATCGGGGGCGCCCTGAATTGGATCTTTTGTTGTAACATCACTGGACCTTATAAAAACTGGATATGATCTATAAATGTCATTGAACTCGAAGCAGCCTCCATAAGCGTTAGCACCTACTTCTGTTGGTGTTCCAAAAGAAACGGTAATTCCTTTTTCATTGAATTCCGTAGTACCTTGGCCACCTTGCATGCCTCCTTCCAAGTTATAAAAATAACCACGATGCTTCGCAAGGAGATCCACGCGGGTCGGGGTTTGTTTATTCTTTGTTATAAAGTGTGTATTTATATACAGTTTTTCAATTGACATTAGTAGCCACCTCTACCGGTAGTACCACCATTCCTGGTACCCGGGCCAGTTCCTGGGCTTGGGGTCGCCATTTCGGTGCGTGGTGTTCTGAGTTGTTGCGACGGGCCGGCCGACGGAGTTTGGGCCTGGTTTCGGCTAAGGCGTGGGGGTCGGGCGGGACCGGGAACTTGTGGGCGTGGACGTGGTGTGGGATTAGCGGAACCGACGCGGGCGAAGCCCAGTTGCGCGTTAAAAATATATTCAGGCTGAACACCTGTGGCATAAAGTTTATCAGAACCATTAATTAATCTGTCAATTCTTTCTATATTTTTAACTGGACTTCTACTATCATTTGAAACGACATTAGATTTACCTTTAATTAAAAAATACTCATTGTATATTGGAAGATCTAAAGATTCAGGATAAGTACCTAGCAACATCGGATTTCTATATCTAACCAATCTGCATAATGTAGTGTTATTATTCAAAATAGTGTTCCATACATCCGGTGTGACGGGAGACCAGCGAGGTTGTTTTAGACTAATGTCATTATTATTAGTTGGATACCCAGTACATGCTTGCAATTCTATAAGTTGCCCATGCATCAGCCAAAACATTAAAAATTTACTTGCATCCTGCAGGGGGTTGAAATTTGAATTCAACAACTCTTTTCGATAATTATTTTTGCTAATATCACTGACACCTTGGTGCAATAAAGCTTTAAGTTGCATCGGCATTTCTTTAATAATTTTTTGTTTTTCTACAGAAATTTGATTTGCTGGTCTTTTTCTTAATTTGTTTCCCGAATCAATTGTTACGGTCCTCGAATTAGCAGTGTCTTTGCTCTCAACTTTGTCTAGAAAAGTTATGATATTATCAGGGTTTCTCAGATTCCATTTTTCGAGATCCTTAATCGGCTCTAATGTTTTTAAATAATGGGCCCCGAGGAGAGATAACATTATCCCATTCCCTGCGGCGTTGGTTTCAGGTACTTGTCTAATATTGTTACTACGAGATGAATATCGATTGTCACTTTGTTTGTTGATGCTATTAATAATTTCTTGGTCATCAGAAATATTTCTATCAATTATAATTTTTGTTGTTTTGCCAAAATAATTATCTGCAAGAGCATAATTTGGACTCTCCAACTCCCTTTCATTATTTTTATGTAATATTCTGTTAACGTCCCTAAAAGCTAAAAAAGAATCTAACTTTTGTGAAAAAGAGTATTGCGTGTAATCAGTCATGTTATTATCTATTTGTGACATATTATAGCCCAAAACATCTAATAATAAAACAGCATTCTTATTTTTATTAAAAATGTTATCTTCTTCATCAATCAAATTAACTTTTTTATTTCCGCCTAACGAAACAAAAGATGGCGCAAAATATTGATATTTGTTTGAAGCAACAAAATCTCTGTTAGAATAAATTTTACCATCGACTTGCAGGTTTAAAGAAGGATTTTCGCTATTAAAATATCTCAAGGTTTCTATTTTAGACCTTCTTATTATTTCATCTGCATCATATGTTTTAAATCCCGCAAGGGAGGTAGCGTCTGCGTCAAAATATTCGTAACCATAATTCGGATCCAGGGATGCATCAACAATTTCAGCAGAAATATTATTATTGCTGTAACCTTTGAAAGAAGAACCAAAATACTTATTTAATTTGAAAACGGCTGTTCTAGGTTCTGTCTCCTTTTTTGTATATAAAGCAGCAGTTCTATTCTTGCGCTTGGTTATTGAAGACTCATATGTTAATTTATTTCTAATTTTACTAGCATACTCAAGCATCATTGTTTTAACAAAATCCATATCTTTTGGGTTGTTACTTATCGGTGAGGCAAGGGAATATAGTACTCTCGCTAAATTATTTTGTAATTCTGCGGTTAATTGAGGATTGTGGCCCATAAATAAATTGACAATTCTAATAAATTGTTTTATAAGATTTGACCATGGCGTACCTGATTTTGAATCTTCGCTTAAAACCGTTGTCAAAGACATGAATGACTGAGTGTATTTTTTATTAAAATTATTAAAGCCGGCTTTTTGAGCTACCATTGCTGTATTGTCATATAATTGAATTGATTGTTCAAAACCCAATAAATTAGAAATCAAATAATTTTGTGTTCTTTCTTCTATCTCTAATTCAATACCATATTGGTAACTACCTTCTGTCACCTTAGCAATTTGTTTATCTACCACTTGGAAAAATAATATATCACCAGCATTTTTTAAAGATAGGTTTATATTTTCTATAGTACCAATTGGCTCTTTAGTATATTGGTCTTCTCGAACTCCTTTAAGATCAGTGACACCAGTTTTTGTTAACATCGGCCTGTTAAATAATTCAACAACAACGTGTTCATCCGGGCTGCCATTTGGATTAAAAAATGGTAATATTTTCTTTCCGTTTAACCGATCGAGACCTGTTTGGTTTTCATTTATTCTTCTTCTTAAAATTCTTAATTTTCTTATTTTAGATGCATCAAGAATTGAATTTACAATTGCTGGATCGGGATTATTAAACAATTTTGCATAATGACTATAATTCCTAAATATTTTTTCTATTTTAACCCCAAAAATAAATTTGGTTGATCCATTACGATCCCTATTCAAAAATAAATCTGTAAAGAATACATCATCATTTTGCTTATTATATGTTGTTTTTAAATTCAGCGACTTGGAAGCTTTTATGGCATCTTTATCATTTTCTTTAAAAGAAATATCAATTTTTTTGAATTTATCTATAACTCTGTAATCTATAGTTTTGATATTCGGCACGCTGGTTGTAATCAATCGTTCGTTTTTCCCTGTCCCGGAAGAGAGACCAGTATTAACTTGACCGTCTGATGTTTGGTGAATTGGACCAAAATACGGCCTCTTATTTTTTTCTAGCAAATAATGTTTTGAGTTCTTTACAAGTTTATTGCTAACAATAATTTGTTCGATTGTGGGCCGGCCCAAGGAAGAGATTAGCGGAATTCTTTTCTTTTTTTCACGAGTAAGAGATTCTATATCTGAATCGTAATAACAAACAGCAAAATATGTTAGATGTTGAGGGTTATCATTTGGTAAAGAAAAAATGATTTCATAAGGTATATCATATACTCTGTGATTTTTTGTTTCTGTTGTTAAATAATTTTCAATTCTAAAATTATCTGGTCTGTTATTAATATCTATATCTTTACATATGACACTTGTGGCGGCTCCATGGGGTGCGGTCTTTGAAATATCGTCATAATAACCGCCTGGAAGTAATTGAATTGGCGCTCTTGTTATGTCTTTCGTCGCTCCAGAAGACAGGCTTTGTGCAATCCTTATTTTCATTCTTTTATTGACACCAGATTCGTTCAACCAAGATGTTTTGTTGGATGAATCTACAATTTCTTTTATGTATAGTCTTACCGTAGAAATAAGTTGTGATCCTTCGCCGGCGGAAACTCTTGCAACAAAATCATTATTATATCTGTTCTGTGTCATTCTATCAGAAACAATATTACTTTGACGAGCATTTTCTCTTTCTTTTAAATGGTCATAGCCTTTTGATAATCTTATACTTCCAATAAAAACATCTGGTACAGATTGGCCGAATCGATTTTGTTTAATAACCATTAGCAAATTTCTCCTGTATCTTCTAAAGTTTCACCATACATATTTATATTTGTCTGAGATGGAGAGATGATTTCCAAGTCTTCACAGTTTATTTCTACATCAGAAAACAAACTTCTGTTTTTCAATTCAGCCCTAGTGGTACAAATAACATCTTCTGATATTTCTTCATCGAAACTAATATCTAAAAAATTGGCTAAAATATTTTCTGGTTTGGGGGGTGCATATGTTTTTCTTTCTTCATCGTCATTAACATATGGAGCATAAAAAACATTTTCTACCTCAACTTCTGGGTTGAAATATAGTTTAATCCAGCGTTCTGTGTCTAAATTAGAGTCCTCTATAAAAAAGACCTCAACTTCATAATTATCAATACCGTAAGGAACATTTTCTTCTGTTAACTCAAGCAAGATTTCTCCTCTTTTAACTTCGTAATATGTTCCATCTTCAAATGGAATAATTTCATCTGCTCCAACATGAGCCAAAGCATTATTAACCGCAATTGAATTATTAATATCTTTAGCAAAGTTCATATTATATTTTTCTACAGTAGTAAAATTACATTCTATTTCAACTTGGGGAATTTTTAAAGTAGGAAAACGATTAGTATAGAGTTGCTCAACAGAGCTGCTAATTTGTCCTTTATAACATTGCATATCCCAAGAAGGAGCATATCTGTTTCCCAAATCTGAAGTGCCAATTGGCTCTTGCATAATATAATTGTTAAGAATGCCAAATTCGTTATTATACTCATAAGTGTTGGTCAAATGAAATTTGACCCATGATGATATATCGGCGGAAACATTCGGACTAACGGTTTCTATCATCTCTTGTTCTTGTACAAGATTTAACCATTCTCCGTGCGCTGCAGCATCATAAAAATCAGGGCCAAAGCCCAAATCTTCATAATCAACAAGCCCAGACCCTGCTTTAAAAAATTGATTTTTTCCAGCCACATTCATTCTATCTTTTTTCTCTAATCGCGTAAAGTTGTATTGTGTTTTCAATCTTGGAGTTTCTTCTTTGATACGTGTAGCAATATAATTCTGTTCTTCGGCTGGTAAATGGTTATCGGGCGAACCAGTATATCGAGCATCATATAGGATGTCATCATCAAAAAAAGCATAATATTCTGGTGTTAGACTTCCCTCGGATAAAAGTTTTTTTCCATGGGAAGTTAGTTGTATATCGAATACTTCTTGTTTTTGATTAAAAAATGCCATTTATCTTATTTCCCTCCGGTTGTACTTCCGCCTCCGGTTGTGCTTGTGCCGGTGGTTGTGTTTGTGCCGCCGGCGGTGGAGGACATACCTTCTTTTGTTGCTGCACTAGCTAGTGCTTGGCCAATAATTTTTGCTGGTGCTGGCATATCGTCCTCCGTTTCTTCAACTAATTGTGGCGTTATTTTAACGTCAGCTTCTATTTGTGCTAACTCAACCATAGAAAAGAAATCATATGGCCAATTATAACTATATAATGGTTCAACTTCTTTTGAACTTAATTGCACAGCCTCTTTTGGGTCTAACTTACCAGAAGCAATGTCTAATTTTTGGTTATCTTCAATTTGTAATAATAAATCTCCCCTAGTTTTTCTTAAAGATTTATAGTAGTTCCATTCAGCTTTCTGCTTAACTTTAAATATTATCCAACGCAAGTCTTCATGGAGTGTAACAAACCCGGACTTCTTTTGGTTTTCTTCGTGTTCTTCAGAATATTCTCTTATTGCCTGCGCTAAAAGAGGATGAGTTATAGTAGATACACTCTCTCTTGGTTCTTTGATATTGGTACCTAAATCAGGTGGAAGATTTTGCCACATATCTATGAGATCTTGCTGGCTAAATTCATGTTCAAATTCAAAAATATGCATTGCAAATGGCTTTACTTCTGGTGTATTAAATTTACCATGGAAAGTTAAAAAGTCAAATTTGGGAGGTAAAACATACGTCCTCATTTTCTTAACCATATCAATAACATCTTGGCCAGCGATTGTAAGTATCTTTTCTCTTTCTGTCTCACTAGCTTCCCTATCATAGAATATAGCAGCATCAATTCTTTCTCTGTCAATTGAGAAAAATACTTTTTTATTTTTTATAGTTCTAAAAGGGATTGCGATAATTGATTCTTTTACCTTCTTTTTAGATGGTACTTTGCCAATTTTATGATTACCTTTCCTTAAACCAAGTGCGTCGGCAAGTGAAGGTTTATTTAAACCATCCGCAATTTCAATAACTACTCCTTCTTCTGGATTAGCGGGCAAAGTACCATATTGGTGCCACATGCCTTTTGCTACGGAACCTGATCCATATTTTGGTAAGGTGGTTGCGACGTCTTTAAAATTCAACATCGGAGTCTCAAATTTTGTTTCAATAACAAGTTTCCGTCCTGCTTTATCAAAATCAAGCACCGGGGCTCCAAATTTTAATCCATCTCGTGTTTCTTTAGCAGTTTTTTCAAAATCAAATATTGTTTCAGTAAAGTTAATAGAAGCGCTAACCTGCATAGCATTATCAATATTTTTAGTTTGGCCGGTGGCAAGAGCTGCAAAAGGAACAAACCCATTGCGTGCATAAGTTACTGTTGCTCCAGAAAGAATTGTAAGTAGATCGTACCTAGAGTTGTCTAATGATGCATCAAATTTAACAGGATTAAATTCAATTTTGATTAAAGATCCGCTGTGTGGGCTTTGATAAGAGTAATCGTGCTCCAAAGATTCGTAAGGAGGTGTAAACGGAGAATATCCACTAGCCTTTCCATATTGAGCAGCAGTTGGCGCCGCATTGGATGCATTAACTTCATTCGTGTAAAGCGTTGTAGGAATCCCTGATGAACGTGAAAATGCGTTAACCACAGGTGGGCCGAATGCAGATGGCCTGTCATACATTGAGAAAGAACCAGTTTTCTTCATAATAATGAACATTTCATACGGTGTAGTGCCCGACATTTGACCGAATCTTGGATCTAAATCTCCAAAATCTGATTTAATTGGAGTTTTATCAACAAAAAATTGCATTGTTTCTGCTAAGAAATTGTGCATAGCTAATTTATATCTTTTATCTTTTGTTTCACTAAATGATGCAGTAGGAGGTAATTCAGATGCTGCAGCTTGATGGACTGACGCTGAAGGATGTATTTCTTGATCCAAAATTTGTAACCCACGGTAAAACTCTGAAGGTTCTAGAAGGCTTTCAAACTGAAGTCTCTTAGTAAAATTTTCATTTAATCTATAGCCATAATTATTTATTCCCTGAACAGTTTTAAATGAGCCAGTAGCTTCATAACTAGGTTTGTAATGATTTATATAACTTACGGCTGCCGAGCGCGGTGTGGGTATCGTGTATACCGGATAGTCAACAGCTATACCAGCTTTTATTGTGTTATACATTATACCTGGTGCGAAATAAGGTGTGATAAGCGGGCGCTTATATCCAAGAAAATTATCAGCAACTTGTTTCGAGACTTTCTTAACCTGAGCTGTATCAAAAAATGAAGCTGAAAATAAACTAGCTAGTTCGAGTGTTCTTAAGACAGGATAAAAACCACTATATGGCAGGAATTTCATTAGTGCTCTACATTTTAAAGTTAATGAGGTATCTTCTGCTCTTTGAATTTGTTTACCATTCATAAAAGTAGTTTTCCTGTGTTCGTCGATGATATTAAAATGTTTAAGGAAATCACTATGAGAATAATCTTTATAAAAATTATCATTTGCGCTATCTGATGCAACAGTACCTGTCAGAGTTAGAAAACCTTCTCGATCAGCTAGAAAGTCTGAAGCTTTAACGTTTACATAATAATCCATATGTTCACTAATCCTAAATTCTGGTATTAGAGAATAATCTTTTCCTTGCCTTCTTAAATCTTCTACCCAGTTTTCATATGTTCCTTGTGGGAAAGGTTGTTTATCAGCTTGCGAGTCGGCTTCCCATTTTGTATCGCCGGCAAGCATATACGTTAAAGTACTGGCGCCGCCTGTAGTAATCCAAACGTTTTCGAAGGTACGTCGCGAGTATATCGGGCTCATTTGAGCAGTAAACTTGCGCGCTTTACCAGAATTTGTATCGATAATACTCCACTGCGGGTACATACTCCAAAGTTCACCAAGACCACCAGATACCATTGGAGCTACAGCTCCAGTTGCATGAGTAGTACCTGTAGTATCCAAACCATTAATCGTAATAGAAGTTTCGAAAGATGTATTGCCTAAATTGTCTGTTGTCCTCGCATCTAATGGCCACATACTTCCGGTATCACCGATCATTGGACGTATTGCTGATCCATCATTTTTAGTGATTAACGATTTATCAAATGCATTAGTAAAACCTTTTGCGTTGCCCTCCACCCAAGTTGCAAGAGGTACTGGGTTTGTGATAACTCTATTATTTCTGTTTTCTCTCCAGAACGATACAAAATAATTCTTTCTCATGTAAGTCTTCGAGAGATATTCATTTTTTTCCCTCGGCCATATTCTTTCGCGATAGTTTAGTGAAACAAATTTTTCGACCGGGGTACTTTCACCGGTCAAACCACTATAAAGATATATTGCAGTTAAATCATCATACGCTAGATTTTCTGTATTAACTTTCACATCTAATAATTTATCAATTTCATTTCTGCTAAAACTTGCTAGTTTATTACCATAAGTATGTTCGAGAGTAATCAGGTCTGCGACCATTTGATTTGGGTCTCTTTTAACCCGGGTTTGTATACCTTGACCTTCATTCGCAGCATCTAAATTTGTTAAATTATCTGGCTTGTATAAAAAACGATGCGTTAATGGCTTGTATTTTGAAGTAACAGCTGGTTCGGTGAAAGAACGCGAATGAGGTGAACGCATCTCTTTATAGTGATTACCCTGATCATCAGTAAATAATCTTGCTGGTTTTTGTATAGAAATTCTATTATTTATTCTCATATCCCTAACAATGGGATGTTCACCTGTTCTTGTTTGTTTCCATGATGGATATTGGTAAGGACCATTATAATTAAGCAAAAAAGTATTCAACAAATTTGCTTTAGTAAATGAAGTGTTTTCAAGAGTAAGCAGTTTTGTGTTCAATCCGGAAGCACTTAAGAAATTTTGGCTTGCAGTGACGGCAGCTAATATGTGAAAGTTCAAACCAACAAAATCTGTTGTTAATCTAGAGCCTGCGGCGAAGCCAGAAGGTTTTTTATCTTTGTCAAACCCACCAAACTTTCTTGGGGTGCCGGCGTCGTCTCCGTCAATGTAACTGCTTATATCGCTAGCGCTCATGAAAGCTATTGATGGAGTATAAATATAACCACCAGATTTGGCTTTTCTCTCTTCCCCACTTCTGTGCGCGTATCCCATGGGTGCCGAATCACCCAAATCATGGGTACTTAAGGACGCTGTTATCCACGCATACTGCCGGTCAGAAGAAGGAGTTGGCGTAATAACAAATCCATTATTATAGATTGACGATGTTAGAACTGTAGAGCCAGGCCTTTTGAGTAATGTTATTCGATTGTTGTGTACCTCATGATATGATGCCGTGTTGGCCCTTCTAAGGTTAAACCCGGGGGTACCCTCATATTTACCCTCGGCTTCGCTTAAGAGCGTCTTTAAGGGCTGTCTAACCGATAAATTTCTATAGTTTAGATTATTATATACACTATATGTTCTAGACGCTTCGTCTAAAAATCCAAGAGAATTAACTTCAGGCCCGCCTGGTGCTGAAAACCTATCGTTTATAACAGTTTTTTGCCTTGTCGATAAATCTCTTAGATATTTTCTTTCGTCTACTTTAAAATCATATAAGTCTTTGAACACTATAGATTTAGCATCAGAGCCAGAACTAGGTAAATTTCCTGTATGGTGTATAAACCATAAATTATTGACGTCGGCGCCAACGGTTTGAACTAATTCATAATTGTTAATGTAATTACCAAGTACTCTTAGTCCGTTGATTGAAGAAGTTACTGTTTTAATATTTTTAATATTAACTGGTCTTTTAACTAATTCTTCGCGGTAAAATGATGCACGTGGCTTGTGGAATCCATCGGCGCCGGGTCCGTATACTTTGACTGTTTTATCATCTGTGCCGCTGGTAAAGTTTGTCTTAGTCATACCGGCAGTACCAGAATCTGTTAAAGTAACAGTTGTGTTGCCGGCCGTGCCTGCTGTTGCTTGAGTTACAGTCACAACTGCCCCATCAACAGAGGCAGTAAACCTTGTCCCTGCTGGGCCCGATGAGGTGTTGATAACATTCATCAGGTTAGCTGCTGTTGCATTGTTTGAGGTCGTGGCTTCAAATGTACCGTTAACAGAACTTTGGTCGCCTTGTGTAAAGTCATAATTAGTACCATCAGTAGCAACCAAGTTCACCTTGTCGCCGGCGTTGAGTTCGGTGTACGCCGTGATGGTTATTGTTGCGGTGGCAGCTACACCATCATTTCCAAAACGTATCCTCCAGCCTTCTGGGCGGGTGAGTTCTGTGTCTGTACTAGTTTTTATTGTATTAACAACATTAACTGGCGCGTGTCGATAAGCCAATCCTCCGACATGCTCGTTAGTAAATGGTCCCTGCAAAGGCGATTCAGCATTGTAACTATCATGATGAAGGTTAGTAAATTCGTAATTAGTTTTAAAATCGGTGCTAACTTGACTGTTTGTTGGGCCGCTGTGGCTGTAAATTGTAAATGGTGTAACAATATCTGTTTTTGAAACACTATGTTCTTCTATAAAAGTACCAGCCTCATTTTTTTGAAATAAGTCTGCTTCGCCGCTATATCTCTCTTTATCCTTGCGGTGTATAATAACGTCTTGCAAACCGTAGTCTTGATTTAATTTTCCTGCTTCTATCTTAACATGATCACTGTTATCTTCTGAAGTGCCTTTAAAAGCCAAAACTTCTTTTTCAAAATTTATTTTCTTATTATAATACTGATTATGACCTTGTGTAATCGGTGTTAACACGCCCGCAGAAATCCCTGGTGTTAGTCTATTTATCACCTCGGAGTTCATTATTATTCTTCTAAGATGTTCTCTATTAATATCAACATCTGCTACTCCAATAGTGTTAACATTGGTACTAATAATTTCATGATTGCGTAATGTTTGCATTCCCTTTTCCAGACTAGGGAAAGGGGATCTCCCTTGAACTACTGGGCCTCGGCCGCCGTCGCCGCCTCCGGCTTGGGCTTCTTTTGCTCTTTCATCGCCGCCATCAGAAAAACCGCCATGGACTTGCGCAGCCAGATTTCGATAAGCAGGGGGCAGATCATTATTAATACTGTTTACTCCATGATGTGGAGGCAATGGGTTGAATTCTGGTTCGAAATCAATATCAATTAATCTAACAAATGGATGTTTGTATTTATTTCTTTCAAGCAAGTGACTTTCAATCACTGTTCTAATATCTCCTGATATATTTGCAGAAACAGGTACGAGACTCTCCAACATTTTATTAATTGTGAAATCAACCCATTTGTAAAATTCTAAAAATTTATCAAAATCAACTGATTTACCGACTCTCTGAAAAAATAGTTCTCTTAATTTATTTAATTGTTTATATTCAAGGCGGTAGCGATGGACGGGATGACCAATTATATTATTGAACTCCAATATTGTTGAAAACATATCAATCATTTCATCTGAAACGATTTGATACGGACTCTTTTCAATCGCTACAAAGTATGTCATCGGCCGCTGTCTTTTAAGGAATATATCCTCGTCAAACTTTCTTATCTCAATTTGGTCAGAACTGTTCATGACTTCCGGAAGCTGTTGTTTTGATGTAAAAACAAAATTTTCAATAACAGAATTATTACTGCTTGTCGCAAAGCCGAGGGCGATGCCTGAGTTATATCTATCAATAAATGAAGAGAAATCGTTGTATGCAAGGTTTGTTGTCGTGGATGAACCAGACGAAAAGTCAAAAACATTAAATTGCCCACTTGAATCAGAGCCAGAAATATTTTCGAAATTCCAATGCAATGCCAAAGTTTTATAGTTCGGTATGTAAGCACCGGATAACGAGTTCATATATTTTTGATCATTATGCGGGGCTGTTCCTGATAAAGAAATTAAAAAGTTCCCATAAGGCTTTTCCACTCCATAATTTGTTATGTCTTTAATGTGTGAATGTAATTCATCATCACTTAAATTGTTATACCAAAATCTTACTGATGTTATATCTATATCACTCTTATTAATAATACTGCCCGTGTAGTTTGTTTTGTGAGCACCAACATATATTTTTTTAGAGCTTGTTAAAAAGGCGGTTGCTTGATTAAACGTCAAGTCTTTAGTTACAGTAAATTCTTTTTCTATTGTGCCAAGATTTGCATGCGCGCCGTGGAAAATTAATTCATATGATGCGCTAGTATAAGTAGCTGTTGCAGCTGCCCCAACTTTTCCTAAACCAGTTACAGTATAGTGGTTGCTGTAATTTTTAGGTCGAATTCTTGCACTCAAATTCCAATGTTCATTATCATATACTCCCTGAATCCAGGAACTCGACATCGCAACAATACCACGATATGACCCAGAAATATGAAAGCGAGCATGCTGTTTGAATTGTGGATGTTTTTCTACAAGAATGTGTAAGTTTGCAGCGTCTTCAAAGGAACCTGGTGTATTAAAACCATCTTTTGCCCAAGTTGTTGAATTGACGCCGAAGTCGCCGCTAGTGTCTATAGTATGTATGCCAACGACAGAAGACGTATTTTCTGTATATCCATCACTAAATTTACTGCTCTTTGGGAATTTTTTTGGAAAATAAACATTTGCTTCAAGTGTTAATGGTATTTCTTTTAAGGCTTTTCCGTTTGGCAAATAAGAGAGGGCATTCGCATTATAAAGATTTTTATTTGTTGCATCTAAAAATTTTGATGCATCCTGATAAATTGTTCCAGTAAAATTAGAATCAGATATATTTACAACTCTTTTCTTTACAGTGGCGTGTCTAAAATTTTCTCTAAACAAATATTCATTGTTATTTCCATAATAGTTTACTTTGACCAGATCATCGCCCAGGCCGAGACACCGCAACAGTGATCTAATTGATTGTTCTGTACCTTTCGTTTTATAAATGTGTGATAAATTATTATAAATATTTTGATAAATTCTATTTTTAATTTCATGAAGCTTATCTTTAATAACAAAATCTTCTGTTTGATTAATATAATTTTCTATCAAATCAGAGTTATTAAAGATTTCTGATACATAGAAACCTTTGTCCTGCAACAATTGGTTCATGAATGGATATGCTTTCTGACTTCCACTTGGATAATTAATACTTTTAATTTTGTGTATTTGAGAAATTTGTAAGTGAAGTGTATCAAAATAACTTGACATAATTTGAGTTAATTTATGAAGTTCGCCACCTTCGTCATCCTCGATAATCCATTGAGGGAATGTATAATATAAGTACGAAGTATTTTGATCATCGTACATGGATCCTGTAAGTTTTTTCTTAGTAATATATGAACTCACGTCCGGGTGTTCTTTATAAACTATAGGATCTCTAAACTCAAATTTAGCATACCCTGAGTTTGTTAAAGCAGAGCCGGTGGATCTTTGATTAGTGGCGGTGTAGCCATAAAATATACCATTTGATATGCGGCCAGAATAATCTAAAATTATCTCATCTGTTGTTGCTTCGCCAGTGATGCCTTCATTAAATTTGTAATACAGGCCTAAATTAGTATTCGAATCGTCAGTATTCGAACCACCAGCTACTTGACCAAACCAATTTATACCAATTTCTTTAGCCGTCCTACGAGTTTTCCAAAATCTAAAATCATCTATAGACGCACTCAGCGGGCCGTGGCCGAGCTTGGCAATAGAGTCTTCGTTAAAAGAAGTTCTGTGTGCCAGTGCACCAATAGTAGATACAATCGGTTTGTTCTGTCCCCAAGAAATTCCTCCTGAGACGCAGTTAATCACGGAGCCGGTTAAGATTGTTTCTACATATTCGCCATTATGGTATAGCTCGCACTCAATATTTGATGCTGCATTTTTAAAAGTAAAGGCATAGTGATGCCATTTGTCGTCTCCAACTTTAGAGGTTATGTATCCGGGCCCGTGAGACCCAGTGGCGCCAATCGTAGCCAATTTCACACCACTAGTACCTGACGTGGCCGTTAACAAGAAAACTGTATCAGCCCTTGTTGAATCCATCTCAATTCGAAGGCGCCCATAAGCAGTACTCGAAACTAATTCATGATTCCACAAATCATAAATAACTTCTCTTTTCGTTTTAGCTGCCCCAAGAAAACCATTCTTTTTTAACCAGAACTCTACTGTGGCTCCGTTTTTCGACAAATCAAAAAATAAGTTCTCAGCACGGGCCTTAGACAAATCATAGACATTATCTTCGGCCATGGAACCAGTTGTTAAAATATACTGTGCAGTCGATGACGGAGTACCGTAATTTCCCGAACCTGGTGTAGCTGCATCAATATTTAAAGTAATAAAACCATTTGTCCTGGGATATTCATCCTCAAAAACATAATTTTCGAAATACGATGAACTATTGTGCCATTGTATTTTTTCTTTTTCAGATCCATCATAAGGATAAGAATCATAAACATTAGCAGCTGCATCAATATAATATTGTTTGGCAGAACCATAACGCACCCAATTTTTGGGCTGTGAGAAGTCAACTTGAGGCGTAACTCTTTCTTTAAATATTTTATAAGTTTTTAAATATTCTTCAGATTCGGTTTTGGATCCCAAAGAATCCAAACTAGAAGATTGCGCAATTATTTTTTGCGAATCTTTCTCAAATAAATTTTTTAAGCTATTGTAAGACATTTATCAAACCAATTATTGTTTTTTCTCAACTCTAAATTTAAATCTATTATTTTGTACAACCCATTTGTTGCCATCGTAATAAGCTAACTCAATACCATATGCTACATCGGGTTCTAATAATTTCATATCTAAATCGAAAAAATTACCTTCTTCATCATATGACATATATGTTTCATTATCAGAAGAACCAGTGCTATGTCTAATAACTTCTAAATTGTCTTTGACCCTGTAAACTTTAAATGAAGAACTCTCGACAATTATAGTTTCTGGTGCTGAGTTCACGGCAACATAATTATTTGGTTTCCAATTTTTCAATCGATTTTTTACTCTAAATCTTGTTGTTTCGTTACTATCATAAACATCTTGATTGTGGTGCATTGACACAACATACCTTGAATTTGGATTAGACATTGATGCTGATATAAAATTAGGTTTGAAAGATCCAGTGGCATATTGAACAGTTCCAGCATTTAAAACCGATCCTGAGCCGTTGTGCCACACATCGAACACTTTTGTAAGGATACCATTAGTATTGCCGGTTAAAGCGAAGGAGGCACTATAAATGCCTGTTCCTTGCCATGCGTAACCTCCTGTAATATTTGTTCCTATAGTTGCATCTAAATATTTGACATCAGCAGAAGCAGAAAGCTTGCTTCCAACAGGAACAGCGTTATCGACACTGCCCGAATATAAGCTTGTGTAAATTGCTACTTTAGTGCCGATTCCTTTAATATTTTTTAAGGTACCCTTTACGTAATTGTAAAGATATAAGGTATGTAAATTATCGACATTATCAGCCAGAGAACTGCTATAATAAAAATTAGTGCGATCGTCTGTGATTTTATTGTCCCATCTAGCCTCAAGTACAGGTCGCTTGAAAAAGAACTCGCTTTTTCTTCCATGGAATTTTTTAGTATAATATGAACGTTTTATTCCCCCTGCGTTCGTTTGTACAGCTGGAGCGGGGGATAAATCTGTTTTGTCAATCACTTCAACGTAAGCCTCATTTGCATCAGTCAACTTGACATGAATACCATAATTATCTCTTGCACTTGCTATCCATTCTTCAACCATGGTAGTTACATCAACCTCAACATCTTCTGGTCCGTCAGTAAACGTTTGTGTAGTGTTGGATCCCCCACTTCGAAAACCAAGTGTGCTGCCGTCTTCTTTAGTAGAAACTGTGCAATTATTAAGATTTTCAGTAATTGTTGTATTCCCATCGGAGCCAGCAGTAACTTGAGTTAGTGTGATGGCGCCGGTTTTTACGGCAGATACAGTAATTTTTCCAGCATGGCCGTTTGAAGATTCAACACACGTTTTTAGGGCGGCTGCAATTGTGTCAGCAGGTCCACTATGATTGAATTCAGGGGGGTCAACAGATGTATTTGTTGACGACGCAGCTTTATATGCTTTAGAAGTGCTATCTGACGAAATGATTGTTATGACTTGATTGGTTGCGCAGCCACCTGTAAACGTTATTGTCGCTGTGGCGCCAGTATAATAGTCTCCTCCGGGGGTGTTCCATGGATTTGAAAACGAAGCCGTCATCCAAGTAGACCCCGTAATTGTTGGATATCCTTTGTCTTTGTATTCATCCATGTCGACGCCGGCGCCCTCGTCCCAAGATTGAGAAACAGGTGCGAAACTTAAAGTATAATCGCGGGGGAGGGTTTGTGAATGCTTCGCATTATACATTCTGAGATAGAAGTTCACATTACCTTTAGCTGGGATGTCGCCGGAAGTTCGATCTGCAGTAACGTCAGTTATAGGAAACCTAACAAGAATTCTTGTGGCCTCCACGGAACTTGTAGTAGCTTGTCCATAAATAGAGAACACTTCCAATATATCTGAGGCTCCCATATTTGCGTCATAGCCTCGGGAAGTTAAACTATGTTTGAAGGCGTTTGTAATTGTATTATCTTCTGATGCAGTATATCTTTTAATTCCCATTATATGACCGCTCCCTTAATATCATCCCCAAATTTGATCTCAAAGCATATATTTTCTTTTGAATTAACAATACGACCATCCGGGCTAGTATTCTGTTTAACATTATAATACACACCAGAATGATTTGTTGATGTTTTATTAACAATTTTTACGTCGACCACATCTAATACTTCATCAACTTCTTTTAAAATTCTATACACTTCTGTAACATAGAAAGGTTCACCAATGTTCATTTTAGGAGATAATAATTCTTTCTTTAGATGACTCAAAGCGGCAATAAGAGCATCATGTTTATCAACACTTGTTTGTGAAACAATCGTAAAATTAATGCCCAAGTTAACAACGTGCGCATCAAGAATATCAATTGAATCATTTATCATTTTATTTAAATTAAGATAAGATTTCAAATTATTTTTAATAATTGAAGAAGTTCGAATTAGGTTTTGACTTGTGTCTTCAGAAAGAACATAAATATTAATGTTTCTTTTATAAGCATCATTATCTTGAAATACATTCGCTCTTTTAATTGCGCCAAGGGCGCGGGGCATTCTATAAATTATGCTGATATAATCATTTTTTGTAACAGCTCTATTCTGTGTAGAAAAACTGTCGTATGCCATTGTTCGGGCTTCGTCGATTGTTATTTCGTTAATATCACCAATAATAGGAGAAGGATTATTTGCCTCCAAACTAGAAATAATAGAGGATCTAGTGCCGGCAGGAATAGATGTTTCATTTTTAAACGAAAATTCTGCATTTGTTATCTGTGTAATGGAATTTGCAGAAGCGTTGACATTTTCAACCACTGTCGTTCTATATGTGACTGTTAAAGTAGTATTAGATGGCCCGATTCCAAACTTATCATTAACGAACATGTTCTTTGGATCATATGAATTATCTGATATATAGTCTCTTGCATGTAACTGCATTACAACTTCATTTGGATCTACAAACTCTTTGTTCAACACATCATTGTTTGAAACAGTCCCGAATTGAAGATACGGAATGTTGAATTCGTCGCGCTCAACAACAAACCTTCTTGGTACGGCCATTGGTTTTAAAACTGAAGGAGCATCCAGTAAAGTAGATGGATCTGAATTTGTAGAAGTCCTATAAATCACATCTTGGGACAAATATTCTACTTCGAAATATTCGTTCCCGCTTTCATCAAAAACTGATGCAATCTCTGTTATATTTGTATCACCCAAAGAAAGTTTATAAAAACGAATAAATTCTCCAACTGTAAATTCATTTGTTATTAATTGGCCCGAGACTACCTGACCGGAATTCTTCAACACATAATGAGTTGGTATTTTGTTAGCATTTGTTTTAGCAACTTTAAAAATAGTATTAGTGGAAGCGAAGTTAACGTCCTCTGTTAAAGTAAAGTTTTTGCCTGCGGGGGTTGAGAAAGCACTGCCGCGTTTAACTATCGGCAAGTAATCTGTAACGGGTGCGTGGGCGCCCGAATCTGCATCTACTAAAACAAACAAGTCAACGACTCCAAAAGAATTTGCGACTGGCTTATGCTTGTACCCTAATTGTCTTGCATGGCGCAAAACATTTTTAAGTTCAAAAGAATTTTGAAGAAAACTTTCATTAACATGATAATCCACTGCAAAAGATAATGAATCTCCAACATACGAAATCAAATCGACCATCAAGGAACCAAACGATCCTTCATTAAAATCTTTAAATTGTTCGGGATAATATTTTTTTGCATAACTAATCAAATCATCCTTAATTGAGTCGTATTCGCGATTAGTATATTTTATATTTAGTTTTTTTCCACTTAGCATTTTTTATTTCCACCTAAATTGTTTGGTCTAAAATTGATTTTATCTCACCTGAAGATGTTATACTTGGGCTCAAAACTAATTCAACATAGCCTTCTTTTCCTAGAGGCCCAACAAAAAATGAAACTCTCACAGAAATCGCATTAGAATCGGTACTGTTGGAATCTTTAACATCAATATTTATATTCTTTAAAAATGGCATAAAGATATCAACTTGTTGTAAAATTCTACTTTCAATGTCTTCTTTCACAACTATAGTATTTTCCATAAATAAATAATTTCTAAGCCCTACGCCATAATCTGGCATCATTATTCTTTCGCCAGGAGCAGTCAATAAAAGCATTTTAAGATTTTGTTTTATGATCCCATCTAAAGTATTCAACATGCTATACGGGCCGTTATCTTTATCATAATCTAAAGGCAAAGATGGAGAATAACCAATTTTAGACATAATACAACTCCTTATACGTAATTATAAATTCATATAAATATTGACATATTTTATTCATTTTTGCATAGGTCCGTATCTGTTATTGGTTGTGATGGATCAAGAGAGTCAAAAGTCGGTGGGCCCAATTCTGTTCCTTGTTCTAATTCTCGTGATGATCTGCGCATAGCGAGCGCCACCCAGCCAATTGGAGTAATCGGGAAAGTATCAAAGCCCGGATCTATCATATTAGCCAGTATTTCAAATAACATTCTTATATTATCATGTGCCAAACCAGAATGATCTTTTTGAGTGAATGGCGCGAAGAAGCCAGGTTCTAGTCCTTCAGACCTTATTTGTTCAAGAATTTGATTTTGTTTTTCTTGGAAGGCTGAGATGCCCTTTGAGCCATACTTTTTGAAAGCATCCGCCTGTCTAGTGTTAATCACGTTTTCTTCTAAGTTGCTTAAACCGAATTTTTTATAAGGGTCTCCGCCTGAAGATAAAAGCTCAAACAAATCAAATAAATCAACTTTTGTATTTGTGAAGAGTCTCTGCATTTTTTGATTAGTGTCAAAGGCAGTACCTTTCCTATATAAACTATAAAATAACGTGTATACGGTAATAAATGATGCATATTGTTTAAGCGGGAAGATATAATTAAACAGAAGTTGAAATTGTGGTGAACCTTTCCCATCAGGACCATTTATCATTTTATCTTTCAAATAATCATATATGCTTGTTACTCCCGTTAGATCGCCGGCTTTTTCTTTTTGTTGTTTTTCAATTAAATCACCAACAAAAAATTCTTTTATAAAAGTTGAACCATCGTTTTCTTGAACCAGTTCTTTAATTTCCATTTTGGAACCATACTCTATATCGCCCAGTTTCAACGCATTGGCGGAGCGGAGTCTAACTTGATATAATTTAATATTAAATTCTATGCCATCTTCTGCTTTGTCCTCTTCCTCAAGATAAACGTTTTCAAATCCCAACCCGGGTTGATTGGTCGTTGCATAATTGCTTTTTCGCATCTTAATTTTGAGTTCAACAGCGGCTTTTCCATTTATTGCCTCATCGTTCGAAACTGTTTCCACATAATATTGTTTTACACTGGGTGGTAGATCTTTGTATTCTCCAATATAATTTTCAAAGATGTCTCCTTGCTGCTTGGGTTGGCTCCAATTTCCCAAAATGTCTCTCTGGCCCAAACCTGCAGAAATATAATATAATTTAGACAACTTAAGAATATCTTGAGCAGATGATATACTAGCTAAAAATTGTTTTGCGTGGGCGCCCCATTTCGTTTTCCCGGCGCCGTCGAACGGGCCGGCGTTTCCTTTACCAAATTGTGAAGATTCATTAATTACCAAGGGATTAATAACACTATTTGAGGCGGTAGAAGAACCACCAAATAAAAGATCTAAAATTTCAACACTTAAACCAGTGTACTCGTTTGCTTCCGACAAAGGTGTTTTAGCAACAGTGTCAACGTATACATAATCTTTAGTTGGTTCAGGCTGGGAAGCTTCTTGCATAACTTTTCTTGTAGTTGTTACGTGGTTCACATTAAGCGCTTGTATTAATTTTTTAAATTTTCCTAAGTCCTCTTGCGCTGGGAAAAGACCAACATATGTATCACCACCCCAAGTGTTGTCATCATCTAAAAATAATGGAGTTTCGTCTTCCAACTTTGCCGGAAGGCCTTCTTGTTTGCGGAACATGGATCCTTGACGAGACATTAACATGTCTTCATCAACTTGAAGTGTTCTATTGACTATATCTTTAGACACCTTTCCGCTCGGACCTTTGATATATTCCTCAGTGACAACATTAACTTTGCCAGACAAAATATCTTCTTCAGTAATTGTAAAATCTGGTACGAATGGGTTCTTTGTTTTATGTTCAATCTTGACTCTCCAGATATCTAACTTGGATCTTGGATATTTCTTTTTGTCATCAGGTGTTTTGCTTGCTATGATACCGTCCCCGGGCTTGGCGATGTTGAGGTCGTCATTCCATTCTTGATCCAAGAACTTGATAACAACATCAGTTTCGGAACGTAATATTTCCACCAAAGAAGATTTGGATTGTAGACCTTCATCATTTTCATCTTCATCCTTGTAAGTCGAACTTGCTGCATCAAAAATTGGGAATTCTTTTTGGGTACCTTCTGTAATCGAAAGAGGAACTTTATAACCGGAATAAAAAGAAGGCATAAAACCGACTCTCTCCAAAAGGTAATCAGTTTTCTTGTTAACTAATTCTCTAAAATCTATGCTATCTGCATGTTTAACCCATATTTGTGAAGGCTCCAGAGAACTTGCGGGTCCAATGCCAGGAATTTTGAAGTTTGAGCCGGCTAACGAATTGTAGCCTGGGCTCCAACGAAGATATTTACTCCAAGAATAGCCCGCGGTGGTCATCGACCAATACGAATCTTTGAGATGACTACGGGTATCAATATTATCTGAATGTGGTCGATATTCTGCGGGGCTAGAGACAGAATCCAGTTCCGGGTTGTTGAGGGACTCTTCCCTATTAAAGCCATAAAATTCTTGTAATACGTTATCTGTAGATTCCCCATCGCCATATAAAGATGTTTTTTTATAATCACTAAAAACTTGATTTGTAAAAATGCCGGTATGTAAATATAGCGTGTTAAGGTACCCCGTCGACAAATGTTGGGCGATCATATCGGCGTTGTAATCCTCGGATCTGTTGATAACAGACATGGGCATGCCACCCGGGTGTTTATACGGATGCATTTTGTAGGCAGTTTCATAAACTGCATTTAAGGTACCAAATCCGTTATTAATACAATCAAAAAGTTGATCAAGCTTGACCTTATTATTTTCTTTCCATGATTCAAATTCAGCTTGCGTATTGATGGGCTCATCGACCACCTCATTTATACAATATTTAATTTGGTCCTGGATTACGCCTTTATTAAGAGTTGCTAAGGACCCGCCGTCGGCCGGTTGGGCGAATTTGCTAATAAGGTACTTTAAAAATGTTTCTTGATTATCAGTGGCAACCTGATTCCAATTGTAATAATTTGGTGGATAAATATCATATATTGTCATACCGGCCGGCTTTATTAGTTGTTTTTGGCCAACAGCTGACCATTCGGTTAAATTTGAAACCTCGCTACCGCCTGGAAAAGACGCGCCGATTTGTTTCCAAGAGGGTGATTTTTTACACCTGCTCATTTTATATGCAGCCATGTTCTTGAAGTGAGTATCGGTTAGTGGCATATTTTCATATTTTTTGCCGTCATTTTCAAAATCATAATCAAGATACTCTACTTTAACCCCGGTACTTTCTATGCCGAAATTGTATATGTAATCCAAATAAGCTGTTTCATCAATAGATGGAAAGATTTTTTGATAATCTTTAAAGGTAAATTTTTTGCAACCGGCATTGTCGGAAGCTCCGTGTGGATATGTTCCCTCTTGTATATTACTTTCATAATCAATAATAAATTTTACATTAAAATCTGGCCGGCCTACCAGCCCAGGATGTTTTGCAGGATTATAATCTGGTCGGTCCTGCTCTCGATGCATACTTGAAATCTCTGTGTTGTCTCTCGTGAAAGGCTGTTCGTCTAATTCAACGCCTATACCCATCCATTGTGCAAATTGATTTCTCGCGTATTTTGTTGTTAATAAACCAACGTGAGCATTCCATGTATCGTGGATGCTATCATTTCCATTGGGCGCCTTGGTCCATCGTTTACTATCACCGTATCCATCAGGATCCGCATACGCTTTCTCGGAATAATTACCTAATACAAAGAGATCATTACCAACAGCTGGGTGGAAGTCGCCGTCTTTATCTGTCCATGAATAATTTGCAACATGATTGGCCCCGAGGCCATATGTTTCACCATAATAATTAATTAATGAATCTTCGACAGATGTAATACCCTCAAAATCTGACACATCGCCGGCGATCCCGGGCATCATCAGCCGATCACTATGTATAACTACTGGTACTAATGAACCTGCTGTTTCACCAATTACTTTACCTCCGTCATATATATCTACTGTTTCTTCAAACTTAAGATAAGCTGGATCTCTGTAACCCATGTTGAATTTGGTTCTATATACATCTGCGTCTGACGGATATTTAATGTATCTTGCTAGCTCTAAATTAAAGTTTTTGGCTTTTAGATCAGCTAATTCTTTGAAAGAACGACTTACTAGATCGGTTGCGAAACCAAGGACGGCTCCTGAGCCCGGTTTATTGACATCTGCATCCATTTCTTCATAAGTCAAAGGCATAACGAAGTATGGAATTTTTTTGGTTACCCATACAAAAGGGTCTTCTCCTCCCTTGGCCGCATCTGGATTATTGAGCTTTTCTTTATTTTGGCGCCAAACACGATAGGATTTGTGTATTGCTGGTACCCATCGATTTTCGTAAGCAGTGCTGCTAATTAATTTATTAAAGGCTTCCTCTAATTTTTCAAAAGGAATTTGGTCTGAATCCCATTCCGGATCAGCCGGTATAATCAAGTTAAGTCGTATACCCCATTTCAACTCTTTGTAAAAGGCGCTTAGGGGAAAATTATGTTGCCCGAATTGTTGTAAGAAGCCCCAACCCCCGTCACCTGCATCTTCTGCTGATTGGTTCAAGTGTTCCATCAAATCTATTGCAAATTTTTGTAAATCTCGAAGACCAAGTACTCCTCTAGCCCAATCTTTTCTAGTATATCCAGGAAGTCCAAACTCCTCTAAATTTCCATTCGGGCCGAAAGCTTTGTCAAAAGCAGTTAAAGGAAACTCAGCATTAATGCCTTCTTCCACTTCCCAGTCAACCAACCTAACATATGGTTCAATAACAAATTCACCAAAACCAAGCTTTGTAGTTTTGTTTTTATCATACGGAAAAGCTTGAAAATCCATCTCATTTTCGTCTGCATCGAAATAAACTGCGTCGTCAAGACCAGCGGCGCCTTGTTTTGAAGCTTGATCAATTGTCATTTGTGACTTTTGAGCCATATCAGAAATGGGATCCAATTCCGTTAAATTATATGAATCTGAATAATTGAACATATAATAACTTGTGGGCGTAGTGTCTTGGCCAAAGTTTATTCCAGAATTTCTTAAAAATCCATATTTTAAATCATCAAAGAATACTTCTTTAAGTGGCTTAATTTTCTCGGCATCGAGGGAAAATAAGGAATTGATTTTGGACCCAATATCTTGAATTTCTATAGAAGTAAGATGTTTGATCAAAACCGTGTTATCATTAAAAACTTGTTGTTTTGGATATTTTTTTGGACTAACAGAATCCCATGTAGATTTGGCTAGATATTTACATTCTCTTAAAAAGATATTTTTGAATACTTTAGGATCTTGTTCACCAATATAATTTTCTATGCCTATCAAAAACTGTTTTGCAAACAATTCAAGAAACATATCATTGTCCATGACTTCTTCAAAAACGAATCTATCGTATATAAAAATAGAACGTATTAATAATTCTGCCAAATATGTTCTTAATATTAGTTTTACAGTTCCTTCCATCATCGCGAATTCAAAAGGTCCGTTGCCGGGAGGATCTTCAAATTCACTATTTTCATTTTGCTGTTCTTCTTTGAGAAGTCTTTTACGATGCTGGACATAGCGTTTTGAAATTTGTTCTTTAATTTCGCCAATACCAATTAAATCAAAAGGTATTTTTGTTGGGTCACACAATGTTTGTGTTAATTTGTACATCTCCTTAGTATCGAAATATTTTGAATGCGATACATACTCGCCTAAAGAACGAATTAAATTATTTGTAACCCTTGGAAAAACATAAATTTCTAGTATATCCCTTACCTTTTTTATAGATTCTATTAGATTGTCTGGAGGCGAATCGTATACACCTCTTCTTACTTCAAAAAGGTTTTTGTAAAGAATGTTCATAACATATTTTGAGAACATCCTAGCTTGTGGCAATGTTTTATTATTAGTATTAAAATCGCCCACATCCAATGGGAAATTCTCTGCAATGTTTCCTAACAAAGGATCCTTGATTTCCGGGAATGCATCATCAGGCAACTTCTTGAAATTAGTTTCTTCAAGAATATCATGAGGTATATTTAAATCCTCAATTGAACAAGGATCCCCATATGTATATGTTTTGGTTGTTTCTGTGTTAAACATATCAGCCGGTGATGTATACAAACCAGATTTCCAAGAAAACATAACGTGTTCATTATTTATAGCTGCGGTTGTATATTTTCCTGATGCGGCGTTTGAAATAACCGAGGCCATCGTCGCATGATTCTTAAATGGATCTAGCACAATGTAATTTTTGTAATTAATTGTTTCCCATTGTGTTATGAAGTTTATACTCTTTTCATTGTGATCAGTATCAATTGCCATTACAAAAGCGAAATTTGCGTTTTGTACATTTCCTTGAAGTTCATCTGGAGACTTTATAAACGTTTCGTGCAAAGGTTGGAATTCGTCAGCATTGTAATCTAAAGATGGAAAAATGTCGACTCTTTGTTCTTTTGGTGAATTTGGACCGTTAACGCCAGCTATTTTATAAACGTTTTCTGGAACTCCGTCTAAACTTCCAGCTAACGCCTCTTGGAGTTGTGGATAAAGTTCAGAAGGGATCTTCATGGAAAGTGTGTATTCTTTACCGTCCTTGCCGAAGTTCACTCCAGCGTTGTTACCAGGTCCAATATGATCTGAAAGTGCATTTAAATAAGAATCATATATTTCTGCAGCGCTTTCGCCTTTCGCGTTTAAACTTCCAGCTAATTCGCTGAAACCATTAAACACATTCCCGTCTCCATCATCTAAAGTTACTTTAAATTCCAAAAATATTGCTCTAAGATTTTTGATATCAGACCTATAAGACATTTCTACTGAATCTAATATTCCATCTCTTAATGTCGTCATTGTATAATCCAGATAAGGAATATTATCAGGGAAACCAATTAAATCATAATCAATACCAATTGATTTTGGGGGACCGCCGAGGGCTCCGTTATCAATAGCCAAATCAGCTATTTTAGCAATATATTCATTTCTAATTCTATTTTGTTCTTCCAATGCCAGAATTGCTTTCGAGGAAAGTATTTTGATATCATCGGAAAGATCTTTTAATTCACACGAATCTTGAATGATTTTTCTTGACACCATAGTATTAATAAACAATTCTAAATCAACAGTGGCACCGATGAAATTAAAGAAAGAACCAACGGCCATCGGGGAATCAAGAATTTTATTTAATGAAGGATATTTATCTTCAATTAATAATAAAAGATCTTCCATCTGTTCTAACGAACCATTGCCGGAAAATAGCGCAACTAATTTCTTTGAAGTAAGCGTTAACAAAACTTTGTAAAGGAAAGATTGTATTTCTTTTAAAGCTGCTTCAACCGATTCTTTCTCTTGTGGTCTAAGTAATTCAACAAATTTTCTTGCTTCTTTTAACATTTGTGCTTTGTTGACATCAACTTTATCATATCTTGGTTCCTCGATTCTGAAATTATCGACTCCTTCAAAATTATAAGAATCAATTGTTGCTTCTTCTGGTGGCGGAGCAACGTAAGGAAAAACCATTTCTATTACGTTATTGGCTTCTTCTGGGTCTGGCTCTGTGTTTAAATTGAATAAACCCGTACCGAACTTGGCAAAATCTTTTCCGATACCATCATCAAGTTTATTTATTGCCTCTTGGACCTCTTGGCCGGCTTCTGACATCATTAATTCACAATTTAATTGGATGTATCTCGCCAACCATTTAAATGTTTCTAACAAAGATTGATCGATTTGTTTTAATATGGCGGCGACCCATAATTTTCCGATATCACCTAACAGGTCCGTAATACTAAAGTTTTTGAAAAAATCTGATAATTTTCCTAATCCTAATTTTGATAAATCTCCGGTTTCGAAGAAGCCCATTAAGTCCAAAATATATTTTTCTAAATGCTTACATAAAAATTCTGGGTTGCAATGGCTTGTAACAAGAGTTGCTAAATTTAAATTAAAATTATTAACTACGTTAGTTACTAACCTAATTTGTCCTTCTTTGCTGAAGGCGCCTGCATTGATATAACCATTTAAATTACTCTTCCATGATTGAAAATCGGTAGGAACTTGAGGTTGAGATAAAAACGAATGGTACTTAACAGTCTCTCCAGTCTCTTGATTTATGCCAGAAACAAGTTTGTCAAAGTCTGATGATTCATAAGTTACAGTGATATTGTCTGTGTCGATTACCGCATCGCTTATACCAAGATCCTTAAACGCTGCTTGTAAATTTTCTTTAAGTTTTTCTACTATACTTTCAGCCTGTTGGTTGAGTGAAGCATCGTGTGATTCTGGCGACATTAAAAGTTCACCAAGTATCGTATTTTGAGAAGAGGGTGTGTTGACACTAGCAGATTTAGAAATAACATTTAACATAACCATTGTGGTGATGACTTTTGAGCCATCAATAATTCTTTTAGCAGTAATGTTTTGGTTGATTACAATATTGTGGTTGGCCATTAACAAAGATAACGTGTCAATGCCGAATTTTGCTGGGATTTCGTTAAGTAATTTCTTTAATTTTTCGACAGCAAAGCGCTCAGAATCGTCGACATAACTCTGTTTAACTGAAGACTCATATTTTTGTATTTCTTCTTGTGAAACTGTCGCCCACCAAG